CGTGGACCACAACCATCGAATGGTACCGGACGGTCGAGCAGTCATTGCTGCAATACGAGCAGAATGGGAAGAGCGACGAGCTCTCGCAGATGCTCAGGGAGTTAGCGAGGACGGATCTCTACTTCCTGCTGAGGTACATCCTGGGGAGAAGGGACGTGGAGCACCCGTGGCTGTACTCGCGGATAAGAGAGGTGGAGGCAAATCCTGATGGCTATCTCGATCTATGGGCACGGGAGCACTACAAAAGCACAATTATCACATCCGCGCTCTCGATTCGAGATGTATTGCGATCTCATGGTGAAACTGCCTGCGACATTCCGGAGGCATGCATTGGAATCTTCTCCCATACACGTCCGATTGCTAAGAGTTTTCTTCGCCAGATTAAGCGAGAATTCGAGGCCAATGAGCTCTTGCGAGCTCTTTTCCCAGATATTGTTTGGGAGAATCCCAGAGCCGAGGCCCCGCAGTGGTCAGAAGACAGTGGTATCGTTGTCAAGCGCCGGCACAACCGGCGAGAAGCAACGGTAGAGGCTTGGGGCTTGGTTGACGGGCAACCCACAAGCAAGCATTTTACCCACATGGTCTACGATGATGTGGTCAGCGATACGATGTCCAGTGATATGGTCCAGAAGACCACTGAGGCTTATGAGCTGAGCACCAACCTAGGCGCATCGGACGCTAGAGAGAGAATGATTGGTACTCGCTACCAGAATGCCGATACCTATCGTACGCTAATGGAGCGGGGGGCGATCACAGCTAGAATCTATCCAGCCACAGAGGATGGCACTTTTCAGGGTGCACCTGTTTTTTGGTCTGACGAGCTCTGGAAGAAGAAAGCTCACAAGATGGGCCCTCGTACGGCGGCTTGTCAGCTACTACAGAATCCCAAAGAGGGCGCGGAGTTTACCTTCGAGCGGAAGGATCTACGCTATTATCGCGACGTTGGCGATGGCGGTGGGATGAATAAATACATCCTGGTGGACCCTGCCAACGTCAAGAGCAAAAAGAGCGACTACACTGCCATCGTAGTGGTGGGGCTCTCGGCGGATCGCAACTATTATTTGCTCGATGCGGTGCGAGACAAGCTCAATCTGGAGGAGCGCGCTGGTCTGATCCTGGATCTGCATAAGCAGTACCGACCTATCAAGGTAGGCTATGAGCGCTATGGTATGCAGGCTGATATCGAGCATCTGAAGTACCGCCAGGAGCAGATCAACTACCGTTTCGATATTGTCGAGCTTGCTGGCAAGCTGGGCAAGGCGGACCGGATTGAGCGGTTGTTGCCTGTGGTGACACAGCACCGGCTCTACCTGCCAGCGGACATCATGAAGGTGGATTGGCAGGGCAGGCGGGCGGATGTGCTCGAGCAATGGCTGACACAGGAGTATGACCTGTGGCCTGTACCTGAGCATGACGACATGCTTGACGCATTGGCCCGCATTCTAGATCCAGATCTACAGGCTGTGTGGCCACGAGGCAGGGCAGAGAGCGAGGAGGAGAAGAAGGATCGGTATCTACACCGCAAGGGTGGGGGAAAGACATGGCGGAGCTTGTGAGCATGTGATGATCGATAACATCGTTGTTGGCACTCCGCTGGTGAGTCTTGAGGCCCTCGGTATTGAGCCCGCAGAGACGACTGTGCATGTTGGTGGGCCCCGGTTTCTGCCGTCACTGCTGGTGCAGCTTGGTATGTTTTCGAGCACCAGTCAGGTCAAAGCCATCAACCGCCAGCGCAAACACCTGATTGAGAAGGACACGAATCTGAATCTGTGGCGGATGCTGGACGGGCCTGAGTTTACAGAGCTCAAAATCGGTAAGCGTCATTTCTGGCTAGTGGTGGGGGAATGATGGAAGCAAAAGACTCGGTATTTGCTGCTGCACGCGCAGGGTCAGTAGAATCGCCGCATGAGTAGATGGTCTGATGAGTCAACGGCCGACTTCGTGACAGCCGTACAAAACTGGTGGCAGGAATCGCGCTCCGAATCACGCGAGTGGCGATTGGAGGCGAGAGAAGCCTTCCGCATGCGGGCGGGCGATTGGGAGAATGGCCAGTGGGAGGATGAGGCGCTTGCGCAGATGAGCGAGGAGCAGCCCATCGTTTCATTTAACAAGATCGATGTGTTTTGCTCGGCTGTGACTGGCCTTGAAAATCTCAACCGCTCCCAGGTCAACTTTATCCCCCGCCGGCCCGGGCCTGTGCAGGGTGGCGTAACGGATATCCTCAACGGCGCCGCTCGTTATGTCGAGGAAGATGGGGATGTTGAATTTCAGCAGTCGCATGCTTTCTCTGACATGGTGACCAGCGGCATGGGCTGGACAGAAACTTTTATCCAGTGGGACACTAACCCGGATGGTGATCTTCGTACTGAGCAGCGTGACCCATTGAGGTGTTATTGGGACACTGAGGCCACCCATCGCAATCTTCGTGATGCCAAGCGCCGGGCGCATGTCAAGCCGATGTCAGTGGAGGAAATCCAGGACCAATGGCCGGATGTAGCAGAGGAGGATATTGCCGCCTCACTGTTTTTCCAGGATGACCTGGATGAAGATGAGAAGCCGCATATCACGCGCATTGCACCGCTGCAGTACAAGGACAACCAGGGCGTTTCGACCACCAATGTGCGCGATAAAGGCTACGTGCTCCATGTACAGTGGTATGAGATGACTGCGATGGCACGAGCCGTGATTCAGGACCCGATGACGGGGCAGTCACAGACGCAGATCATGAGCAAGGCAGACTTCCGGGCGGTCGAAGAAGCACTGGCCATGCAGGGATTGCCGCCTCCGGTGCAGCAGCCGATTAAACAACGGGTGTATTGGCGGGCGTTTGTCTGCGGTGACAAATTGACCGAGCGTGCCCGGATGCAGACCGAGGATTTCACCTTGCAATGCATGACGGGCCGTTATGATCGCAATCAGCGGATGTGGTACGGCCTAGTGCGTAGTCTGCGCGATCCCCAGGACTGGACCAACAAGCTGATCAGCAAGATTCTGTGGATTATGCAGTATAACTCCCAGGGCGGCGGCTACTTCGCCGAAGAAGATGCCGTCCCGGATGTGCGCAAATTCGAGAATAGCTTGGCTTCGCCTGATGAGATTAGCTGGGTGAATCCGGGCGCTTTAGCGGCTGGTAAGCTCCAGCGCAAAGATCCGATGCCCTATCCGCAGGGGCTGGACCGGCTCATGACCGTGGCCATGTCCGCCTTTCCTGAGGTGACCGGGATCAGTCTTGAGTTGTTGGGTCTGGCGGACAAGGTCCAACCTGGGGTGCTCGAGGCCAGTCGTAAGCAGGCTGGCATGACCATGTTGGCCTGGGCCTTTGACTCTATGAAGGCCTACCGGAAAAATTATGGCAGGGTGCTTATGGACCACATACAGGCTTATCTATCGGATGGGCGCCTGATCCGTATCTCGGGAGAGCAGGGCGAGCAATTTGTCCCGTTGATGCGCGAAGAGATGGCGGAGGAATACGACATTCTTGTATCTGAATCGCCAAAGAGTACTAATGAGCGTGATCGTGTGTTGGCCATCATGGTCCAGATGATGCCGATGCTGAGGGATTCCGGCGTGGGCTTTCCTATGCAACTATTAGATTACCTGCCACTGCCTACTGAGATGACTGAGGCCTGGAAGCAGCAGGCACAGGGCGATCCAGAGCAGGAGCAGAAAGAGCAGCAGCTTATGGATATGGCCGCTAAGCTCGATCTAGCCAAGACCAAAGCCGAGGGCGATCAGAAATCGGCAGATGCTACGCTCAAACAGGTACAAGCGGCGATGGAGCAGTACAAACTAATGACGGGTGATACATCGTGACTGGTGCCTTCGAAAGCCCTTTTGACCCAGAGAGGGGCTTTAATAAGGGGATCAGAAGGCGTCGCGCAGATATGTCGAGCTGGGTTGACGATCCGGGAGAGATACAGAGTTTGAAGACGCGGCTTTCGCAGTGGGTGGATCGCAACATTCCTTCTGAATATCACTGTCGTTTGCGATACGAAGTCAATCCAATGGGTCGTGATGAGTGGGTCATGGTGGTCGTACATTATGAGCCAGAGACAGAGACAGCATGAATACTGATGAGCTTGCGAATATGTTTGATGAGGACCTGCTGACGCCGGATGTGCCGGATACAGCACCGAGTCAAGCGCCTGAAACCGCGTCAAGCCCTGGATCTGAGCCTGAGCCTGTAGTGCTCGAAGCCGTACCGGAGCCAGCGCCTGAGGTTGCTGAGACCGCGTCAAGCACCACAGAGCCAGAGCCAGAGCCTAAAGCACCGGATACGGTCCCGCTGGCGACCTTTCTCGAGACCAAAAACGAGATCAAGACCGAGCGGGAGCGCAATCAGGAGCTCAGTCGCCGCCTTGATACCGTTATGGAGATGGTCAATCGACAGCAAAAGCCGGTGGAGCCTGAGGCGCCTGCTGAGCCCGTCAATGAAATCAACCCTGATGAAGACCTTGTTGGCTATTTAAAGCGCGAAAATGAGTTGCTGACCGATAGAGTCAATGCGCTGGCGCAGAATGTCCAGGGCACTGCACATGTAGCCGAAGGTCAAGCGGCTCAGAATGCATTCATGCACAACCTTGGGATAAAGGAGCAGCAATTTAGAGATGCAACGCCGGATTACGATTCAGCAATTGATCATATCCGCTCGCAGGAGCGTCAGAGTCTTGGTATGTACTTGGATCAGCTTATTGTATCGGGCCGAGCGCCACAAATGGACGCCGCTACTCGTGAGCAAACAGTCGAGGCCCAGCTACGCCGCAATGAGTTACAAGCCGCATGGATGCATGATTCGACGGGCATCAATCCCGCCGAAGCGATCTACAATTTGGCCAAGACGCGGGGCTATGCGCCGAAATCGGCTGAGACCGCGTCAAGCGCCCCTGACATGACTGAATCACCTGAGGCTAAGCGCATACGCGAGAAGACCGAGCAGCAAGCGGCCACTCAAACGCTAGGATCTGGCGGTGCCGAGCTCACCCGTGACGTGATTGAAAGCGGGACGTACGATGAATTTCAGGCTGCGCTTAAGGGGCGCGGGTTTGGGTGATATAATTATCGAGCTCCTACTAGCGGCACCCCATGCCGCTACTTTGCCCGGCGCTGTTTCCGCCGGGCTTTTTTTGTGCTAGCCACATTTTGCCGTGTACTCCCACCCGAGTAGATTCCTTCCTATGAGGGGCGGTAACCTCTAAACCGCTTGACGGGCTAGGCACCGGAAAATGCTTACGGGGAGCGTCCTCGACACCAACGCTTGACGGCGCCAGGCCGGGAAATCTGGTACCTAATGGTTTGGTTTCGGGGATTAACAAATGGCAACGACTAATTATCCAGTCAATCACCCGGCTGCTGTCAAAAAGTGGTCGAAAGAGGTGATGGTGGAGGCGCTCAAGAAAACGAGCTTTCTCCAGTATATGTCCACAGGCTCAGGCAATATCGTACAGATCAAGAATGATCTGAAGTCCGAAGGTGACCGAATCCGGTGCTTTTTGCGGATGCAGCTCACTGGGGGCGGCATCAAAGGGGACGGCACTCTCGAGGGAAACGAGGAGTCACTCACAATCTACAATGATGACGTGCTGATTGATCAGTTGCGTCATGCTGTCCGCACGGGCGGCAAAATGTCCGAGCAACGCATCGGCTGGGAAACGCGTAACGAAGCTCGTGATGGCCTATCTGATTGGTGGGCTGACCGCTTCGATTCTTGGTTTTTCAACCAGATCTGTAGCAATACTGATCAGAGTGATGTCCGCTACACCGGCATGCAGGCTACAACGGCGTCCGATTCGGATCATGTGATCATGTGCGACGACCGGACGGCTACACACGCAGCGACCGCCAGCTTGACGGCTTCCGATGTGATGTCGCTCACGATGATTGATTTTGCGGTCGAAAAGGCTAAGACTCTGACCCCCGCCCTTCGCCCGGTGCGAGTCAACAACGACAATTATTTCGTTTTGTTTCTCCACCCCTTCCAGATCAAGTCATTGCGGACCAACACGGATACAGGGCAGTGGCTGGATATCCAAAAGGAAGCGCAGACGCGAGGGCGTGAAAACCCGATCTTTTCAGGATCGAATGGTGTCTACAATGGCACGATTATCCAGGAAAACACCCGTGTGCCCACAGGTCCGCTGACAGGCGGGAGCACCACAACACGACGGGCGGCTTTCTGCGGGGCTCAAGCAGCGGCCATTGCATTTGGTCAGGGCGACGGACCCAATCGGATGAGCTGGACTGAAGAGCTTTTCGACTACGAGAATCAACTAGGCGTTGCCGCGGGGTGCATTGGTGGCCTAAAGAAGACGGTCTACAATTCGCTGGATTACGCCACTATCCAGATCATCACAGCAGCATCCGCCGGGTAAGAGGTAACAGCAATGAGTACAGTTACATCAACCGCTGTCACCAACTGGACGCCGAAGTCGGTCCATGCGGGTGTTAATGCGGTTTTCGCGACCTACACAACCACAAGCAGCTTGACGGCTGCTTCTGTGGTCCAAATGCTTAAAATCCCAGACGGGGCGCGGGTGGTGGGCGGTTTTGCCACTTCACCAGCGGATGCCTTCAAGCTCAGCGTGGGCGACGGGGATAATCCAGACCGGTATCTGGTGACCGCGCAATCCTCGGCGGCTCTGGAAACGCACCAGTTCGCCGCCAATGGCGGACTCGGGTACAAATTCAGTGTATCCGACGATGCCATTGTGAAATTCGACACAGTCGATATCCTGGTAGGCTCAGCAGCCTGTACCGGGGTACTGGGATTGTGCATCCAGTACTATATGGACAAGGACGACAACCAGTAGACATGCCGGGGCCAGGGAGGGCCCTTTCTTCCGCTTTAGCCTGATCGCGGTTATATTCCGCGCCCATGGCCACTATCTCTATTTCCCTTCAAGACCTGCATAAGCAGCAACATGAGGCGTTGGCACGAAACGACTCGCAACAAATGCGGGATATCGCCAACAAGCTCAAATTAGTCTTAGAGCATAACCCTGATCAATGGCCTGCTATCTTTATGCTGGCCAATTGCGAGCAGTATCTCGGGGATTATGTGCTCGCTATCCTACTGTTACATGCCGCTCGCTGGGGTGCTAACGACAGTCCCGAAATCCATAACAATCTAGGCACGGCTTACCGGCATTTGTCGTGCCGAGAGCAAGCTCGAGCTTGCTACGAGGAAAGCCTGAAGATTCGCCCGGATCAGGGCGATGTACTCCAAAACATCGGTACCCTGTATATCAACGAAGGCATGCCAGAGGAGGCCGAGCCATGGTTTCGCAAAGCGATGCCGCTCGATCCAAGTCAGCCCCACACCCATTGGAATCTAGGGCTGACACTGCTCGAGAAAGAGGAGTGGGACGAGGGGTTTAGAGAATATGCTTGGGGAATTGCGACTGGGGATCGTATGTGTAAGAGCTACAATAAGACCCCATGGTGGAATGGTGACCCCGTTAAGACGCTGATCGTGCATGGTGAGCAGGGTATCGGTGACGAATGCATGTATGCCACGCTGATCCCGGAAATAAAGCGCTTAGGACTGGCGGAGTACATTATTTTTGACTGCCATCCTCGACTGGAGGCGATCTTCGAGCGCAGTCTCAAGTCTGCGGGGGCCCTGAGCTTTGGCAATTACTGCGTGGATGAAATCCACCCCACCCGGAAGGAGCTAAAAGAGGAGAGAATCGAATGGATCAAGGGCCGGACCTTCGATGCTAAGTGTGCGCTTGGGAATGTACCGAAGTTTCTGATCCACAAAGAGGCCGACTTCCCCAGGAAAGCTTATATCGTGCCTGACCCGGACAAGGTGGCCGTGTATTGTGAGCAGATTGCTGAGCAGCTCGAGAAGGGTAAGCGCCCTATTGCTATTTCTTGGGTGGGCGGGACCAAGAAAACCAACAAAACCTATCGCTCTGTCGGCTTGGACGCGCTTTGTGCAGCCATTCTAAAGCGTGTACCGACTGCGCAATTTGTCTCGATTCAGTACACGGGCCACGAGGAAGATATCGAGCAGTCCAATCATGAAATTACCGCTTTCCCGCACATTTTCGAGTCTGCGAAGTGGGAGAAATATTACCCCATGGTGCGTGGCAGCTATTTGCAGACGGATGATGGCGAGCGGCTCTGGGTCAAAGACAAGTATGACGCTAAGGAAATGAGCCGCAAGCACGGAGGCGACAGCGAATACTACTTTGAGCAACCAGAGACAGGCTGGGATTACAGCGATTTTGTGGCGGGGTTGCAGGCTATTCACGAGCTCGGCGGCGCCGTTGTGACGATCAACAATTCCACGGTCCACACCTGCGGGGCCATGGGCCTGCCGTGCTTCACGCTGACGCCCTCCAAGCCCGCTTGGCGCTACGGGCTCAAGCGTAATGATATGGTGTGGTACCCGCCCGATTCCGTGAGGCAATTCAGACAAAAGGAAGATGATTGGGCCCCGGCGCTCAAGCAGATGGCTAAGAAGCTAGCGGAGTACCTGAGATGAGCAAGTCTAGTACCGCGTCAAGCGCCTACGAGTTACTAACATGATCCGATCCAGTCTTGAGCTCTACCCAGACCAAAATGAAGACGCGGAAAATGTATTTTCACTGATTTCGACTCTGGTGATTCAACTCGAGGCGGATATGCGGGTGCTTAAAGGC